TGATGAGTCCATCCAAAGTGAAAACTATTGCACTCATTTTCATCGTTGCATTATTCCTATCACCAGGAGTTCGTAACATCACTGCCAACACATTGCACACTGTAGCAGACATTATTCAACCTCATGATTGAAACTGATTTCTTTACTCTCACTTCAGAACAATACAATCAATTCTATTCTGAAGCATCTGAACTTGGTCTGTCGATTGATTACTTTCTGATGGAGTTTTGTGATGTCATTGGACCTGTAATCACAAACAATTAAAGTTAGTATCGTCCAAAGTGTACCAGTAGTATCACCACAACGCTTCCCACAATGCGAGTCATCGAAAAGCAAATGAATCAAGCAATCAACAAGCAAGTTGATTGGAAGAAAGACAACACTCAAGTTGTTTCTTATACTAACACTTCTGATGTGTTTCTGTATGGTAATCTGATTGCACGGATTGGTGAAACCTGGATCGAATTGTTCGATGGTGGCTATCAATCAGCAACCACAAAGTCTCGCCTTAATGCACTTCTCCAGGAGCACGGTTGCCCTGGTGAGTATATCTTCCAAAAGAAAGGTCAGTGGTTCATTAACTACAATGGAGCAACGATTCCTTTCTTCTCTGGTATGCGTCTGAACTGAATCTATCATGTCTGAACTTCATCAAATCTGCCTCGATAAAGCACAACAAATTGCAAGTGAAATTAACGGTGATTTGTATTATGTTCCTCAAGAAGATATAGATCAACTGTTATCTCAACTCACTGTTGATAATGTAGAACAAGTTGCTGAAGAACTTGCTGAATTAGCACATTGGTTTAACTGAATCTATCACTCAAATGATCACTCTTACCACTGTTAATCTTCCGTTCATTATTAACAAGGAAAAGACCAAAGATGAGAAGCAAGAAGGTATGTTTGCTCTCTACTTTTACAGTCGAAAGATTATACATAACAACCAACTAAGGTATAAGTTTGAACCCCTAAGATTTGATGGTAAGCAAGCACGATTCAAGTCAAGAAAGGAAGCAAAAGAATACGCAAGGTACAGATTAGGCATTGATTGATTATACTTGAAAGAGGGGATAAAACCTCTCTTTTTTTATGTTTTTATGTTAAAAATCAATTAAAAATGTATTAAAAAACGTATTTGAGTTGATTATATTGTTTTCCACAATTTCCACAGAAAGTGTTATAATTGTGGAAAAGTATTGATTTTAATGTGCTCAGGTCTTGTGATCTTTAACCGCATTGTATCAGCACCCCGCGAAAATGTCAAGTCCCCCGCTGTCACAAAATCCCCACAGATCCCGCGCATAAATCCACAGACCCCGCATAAATATCCCACAGGACTTGACAACAATCCTCAGGCATCTTAGACTACTCTCATAACACATTCGGAGCGTACTTATGTCAGTTGCTTATAGTCAAGCGCAGAAGCAGCGTTATAGGATCACTCTAGATCTATCAGTGTTCGGTGACTTCGACCCCCACCAGATTGATTGGGAGAAGTTATTCAAGTTGGAACCTGCAGAGAAGTGTGATGCTTACGTCGAGGACCTAAGTACACCTGACCGTTGGTGATTATCAGGGTATTATTGTTAGTATCGTCGAAAGTGTCCCTATAGTGTAAGGGTCACACATCGCTCCCAAATGACAACCACTTTCCAACGCAATGTTCTCTCCACTGAGTATAACGGTTGGGAGAATTATGAGACCTGGAATGTTGCTCTCTGGATCAACAATGATGAGAGTTTGTATCACCTTGCTGCTGAGTGTGGTGATTATGAAACCCTTGTAAATCGTCTTTATGAGGATTATGGAGTGCGTGAAACGAAGGACGGCGTTAAGTTTGCCGATCCGAAAGTGAACGTGATTCAGATTAACTCTGACGTGTTCGATTTCTAGTCTTAAGTATCACTCACTCAACACACAGTTACTCACACTCTCATGCGTTACATTCCTCAGTCTCAGTATACTTTTGATGAGATCTGTAAGCAATGCTCTGATGCCATCAATCGTCCTTCCGTTGTCATCAAACCCATCACAGTTTCTTATGATGAGGTTCGCAAGTTCTACCGTTATGCTGACACTCTAGCAGTCGTACAGTAAGGTATTGCGAAAGGGAATAAGATGCGCCCTATAAAGACACTTACCGTTCACTTCTTCATTGACACTTTTCTTCTTTATTATGTCTAAGCAAGTTCTCATCTCTCTGCTGGCACAAGGTAATACTGGTGCTGAGATTCTTCAGATTCTGGATACTCTCGCAGAGGACAATCAGCAGTCGATTTCTTATAACGAACCCACTGCAGATTCAATCGAGTTCTGATCATTTAGGGGCACGGGGTTTGACACTCTGTGCCCTTATATGTTAGACTTGGTGATGACAGTGGTTTGGCAGTGTTTTATGGCGGTTGTTTATATCGTTGTGGCGGCGTTGCGGTTATAAAAAACCCAAACTACCCTAACCTACAGAGGTGACAATTCGACCTCTAAATATCAATCTCATAAAAATTTTCCGGAGTATAAAAAATGTTTACTAGGTGGATTCATAAAAATGGTAAGTCGCGCCCAGATAAACGCTGCAAATCATGTAAGTCACAAGCAAAGACAAATGGTGCGCGGAAGAGAAAAAAGAAATAAACCATATTGGAATTTCTGGAAGGTTGTCTTTGCTGGATGGTTAATACGATATCCTGATAAGGTATTCCGAATTATTGGAGTGCCACTTGGAATCCTTATAGTCGTCATATATAATGCAGTGAAAAAATAATAAAAAAATTCCGGAAAAATTTTTATGAGATCACAAGAAAAATTATATCACATTTACGCAAAAGGAAGGTGTATCTACCACAGTTTACCAGAAACAAAATTTTCTGAAACTTGGGAGATGTTGCACAGAATGGTTGACTTGTTAGGTGCGAATATTGTAAAGGAAGATTTGCAATATGAAGAGGTGGAAGTAAACAAGATTATTACACAGAACTCCTCATATTGACAAAGCATATATAGACTGATAAAATTGATCTTGAAGGTTTATTTAACTTATGGCAAAAGGATTCACTGTTAAGACCGTAGCACCAAAGAAGAACACTGAAGAATGGGACTACGGTGCAATTAAAGAAAGAATGAAAGGTAAGAGTATTGTATTCTGTCTTCCAGGACGAGGATGCTCTTATATTTTTCTGAAGGCATTTGTACAACTCTGTTTTGATCTTGTTCAGAATGGAATGAGTATTCAAATTTCTCAAGATTATTCATCAATGGTAAACTTTGCACGTTGTAAAGTTCTTGGTGCAAATGTTCTGAGAGGTCCGAAGCAAATTCCTTGGGATGGAAAACTTGAGTATGATTATCAACTGTGGATTGATAATGATATTGTTTTTGATTCAAACAAGTTTTGGCAACTCTGTGATATGTCTTTCCCTGCTGAAGGTGAAGAGCGTGAAATTGTCGCAGGTTGGTATGCAACAGAAGATGGTCACACAACATCTGTCGCACATTGGTTAGAAGAAGATGATTTCCGCAAGAATGGTGGAGTCATGAATCATGAAACTGTGGAATCGATCAGCAAGCGTCGTAAGCCATTTACTGTAGATTACACAGGTTTTGGATGGGTTCTGATTAAGAAAGGTGTTTTTGAAAATCTTGAGTATCCTTGGTTTGCACCAAAGATGCAAGTTTTTGAGTCTGGTGCTGTTCAAGATATGTGTGGGGAAGATGTCTCATTCTGTCTTGATGCGATTGACCAGGGTTATAAGATCTGGTGCGATCCTCGTATTAGAGTTGGGCATGAAAAAACTCGCGTAATCTGATGAAAGAAAAATTGTATAACATTTTATACAACGGAAGAAAAATTTATACAAACCTCAGTGCAGAAGAATGTACTGAGGTTCTTCAAGACTTTTCAGAAAATTATTTTTCTGGAGATGAAATTGATCCAAACTTATTAGAAATGGAGGAAATTTAAAATGGCAAAAGGTGGAAGTAGTAAAATTCTTTTTCAACCAGGAGCACCGAAGAAGACTCGACAAGGACGTTCAGCTCGTACATTACTCAGTGCAACCTCTCGTAATGGTAAAAAGAAAAGATATCGCGGACAAGGTAGGTGATTCAATTAAATCCTCAAATCCCAGTCATTACTCCAAAAGGTAATGGTTGGGCTTTTTTTGTAATTGATCGTTCTCAGGAACATGATCTTGAGTGGGTTGTCTTTCTAGATAGTAATGGGGAATGTTGGACTTTTAAGAATTCCGATATTCTCATTCAAAAGAATTATACACTTCATCGCAATCATGTAGGTTTATGTACCACCTAGATCCTCAAGATGAATGGAATTCAATTCATGATGAAGATCTATGGGTTTATAACAAACTATTTTTAAATCGTCGTTTGGGGCATCTCTGTGGACCTGTAGGGTGCCCCGTTCCTCGTTCAGGTAATTATATCGTCCGACCAAGTATTAATTTACTTGGCATGGGACGATTTTCTCGTATAGAATGGATAGAAAGATGCACGGATCACTTTCATCCATCTGAATTTTGGTGTGAGATCTTTGAGGGTGAACACTTAAGCGTTGATTTTCATCATAAAGAACCAAAGTTAATTGTTTTGGGTGAAAGGGATGATAGAAATATATTTTACAAATGGAAAAAATGGAGTAAAATTGAAAGAACAGTTGATTTTCCTGAGATATTAAATAATTTAAAAGGCAATTATGAGTGGATTAATTGCGAATTTATAGGTAATAAGTTAATAGAAGTTCATTTTCGCCAAAATCCAGATTTTAGATATGGAAATTCAATTGCAATACCAGTTTGGAAAGGCGAAAATCATGAAAAATATGTTGATCTAACATTTATAGAAGATCAGGACTACTTAAGAGAGGGTTTTTATATAGATTAACGGGATAGAAACCCCGTAAAAAGTTCTGATTTAATAGATCAGGAGAAAAAAATGACCAAAAAAGTAGACAAAGACCAAAATTTTATGAAAAATGAGTGGGGAACTCAGTATTTGTCCTCAGAATATGGGTGGGAAAAACAAATTCAAAATCAAAAAATGCTTCGTGAGATTGCAAATGATGATCTAACGCCAAAAAAACATGATTTTCATCACCAAAGTGAAATTCATGCAAAAATTCGTAATGATGAGGACTATGATGATTGGGAATATGGCACTGAACCAATCTATGAATCCAAATAAGGTGAATAAATAAGATAGATTAATACTATCTCATGCCTCTAGAAAGGGTAAGTCAGAGTTTTAAAGATATTAGCATGACATTTCAGAGCAATCCTCTGAATAATGATCTCATTGCAATTAAAAATGAGAACGCTATTGCTCGTTCAATTAGAAACATTGTATTTACCCTTCCTGGAGAAAAATTCTTTGATGCAACTTTTGGTTCTAATATTACTAGATCTTTATTTGAAAACCTAGATGATATTTCAGCATCTATTATTTCTGATGAAATTAGACAATCTATTATTAATTACGAACCAAGAGTTCAATTAGTTGATGTTAGATCATCTCCAAACTATGAAACTAATTCATACGATGTAACCATAATTTATAGAGTTATTGGTATAGATGTTTTACCCCAACAGTTAGAATTTGTATTGCAGCCATCAAGGTAAATGCCATTAATAAACTTTTCAAATCTGGATTTCGACCAGATTAAAACAACCTTAAAGGATTATTTAAGGTCAAATCCAAACTTTACAGACTATGATTTTGAGGGATCTAATCTCTCAACAATACTTGATGTATTGGCATACAATACTTACATCACTTCATATAATGCAAATATGGTTGCAAATGAAGTGTTCATTGATAGTGCGACACTTAGAGAGAATGTAATATCTTTAGCAAGAAACATTGGATATGTACCTAGGTCTAGAAAGGCAGCAAGAGCGACGATTAGTTTTTTCGTAGATACGACTTCTCTTACTCCAGCACCTGCGTCCTTAACCTTAAGAAAAGGACCAGTAGCGACTACATCTAGTTCTTTTGGAAATCAATCTTTTGTCTTTTCTATTTTAGAAGATATAACTGTTCCAGTTTTTAATGGAATTGCACAATTTAATGATATTTCCATTTATGAGGGAACATTAGTTACAAATAACTTCACATATAGTTCTGCAAATCCAACTCAAAGATTTATTTTAGACAATATCGGTATAGATACTCAACTTATTTCCGTTAGGGTAAAAAATAGCGAGCAATCTACTGCATCGGTCAAGTATTCCCAACAAGATAGTCTGTTTAATATTGATGGGGAATCCAAGGTTTATTTCTTACAAGAGATTGAAGATGAAAGATATGAATTGATCTTCGGTGACAGTAAGTTTGGTAAAAAACTAGAAGATAAAAATTATATCATGACATCATACATCACAAGTAATGGTGCAAGTGCTAATGGTATTGGGCAGTTTTCATACTCTGGTAGAATAACCTACACAGCAAATGCAAATGAATATTTGGTTGCATCTGGGATTTCTTTACTTTCTACTGGTCTTCAGTCATCAGGTGGGGAAAGTATAGAATCTGTAGAATCGATTAAAAAATATGCACCAAGAATATATTCATCTCAAAATCGTGCCTTGACTGCGAATGATTACGAAACTTTAATTCCAGCGAAAATCTATCCAGAAACTGAATCAATATCTGTTTTTGGTGGGGAAGAGTTAAAACCACCACAATATGGAAAGGTTTTTATTAGTATTAAACCAAGAACTGGTGACTTTATACCAAATTTAATTAAAGAATCTATAAAGAGAGATTTAAAAAAATATTCCGTTGCTGGAATTGTACCTGAAATTTTAGATTTAAAATATTTGTATGTTGAGATCGATTCAAAAATTTATTACAACACTAATTTAGCACCTTCATCACAGTACGTTTCTACAATCATACAATCCAATGCAAATAAGTATTCGGATTCTACTGAATTAAACAAATATGGTGCAAGATTTAAGTATAGTAAATTTTTAAAAATTCTTGATGATAGTCACGAGTCAATAACATCCAATATTACAAAAATACAAATCAGAAGAGATCTTCGCGTAGTTTTAAATACATTTTCAGAATATCAAATTGGATTTGGAAATAGATTCCATATTAAGAGTATGGATGGTTATAATATTAAATCTTCTTCGTTTAAAGTAGCGGGAATTGCTGATAATGTTTATCTATCAGATATTCCCGATTCTAATAGAGAATCTGGTTCTATATTTTTATTCAATGTACCGAATCCACAATCAACTCAATCAACAATTATTCAGAGAAATGTTGGAAGAATTGACTATGTAAATGGAATTATAACTTTAAATCCTATCAATATTCAATCTGGAAAAGTAAAAGACGGACAAACAATTATTGAAATTTCTGCAATTCCACAATCAAATGATGTCATTGGATTACAGGATCTTTATTTGCAACTAGATATTAGTAAGAGTACTTTTGAAATGATTGTAGATGAAATTTCATCTGGTCTTGATCCTTCGGCATCAAATTACATCGTAACATCAAGCTACAGCAACGGGAACCTAGTAAGATTATAATAAAATGACAGAAAAAAGAATTCAGTTTAACAACATTGTTAAGAATCAACTTCCTTTGTATGTGAGGGAGGAATTTCCTCTTGTTGTAGAATTTTTATCCCAGTACTATATTTCTCAGGAGTTTCAAAGTGCTCCTGTAGATTTAATTCAAAACATTGATCAGTATATAAAATTAGATAATATCTCTTCACAATCAGAAATTGCATACTTGAGTGGATCTATTGATGAATTTTCTGATGTAATTTCTATTGATTTATCCAAAACTCCATCAGGAACAATTGGGTTTCCAAAAAGTTATGGATTACTCCAAATTGATGATGAAATAATTACTTACACTGGAATTACTTCCACTAGTTTTACTGGTTGTATCAGAGGGTTTTCTGGAGTAACCTCGTATAAGAAACAAAATTCACCAGATGAATTAGTATTTTCATCATCTAATTCAGCATCACATAGTGTCGGATCGAAAATAATAAACTTAAGTTCTTTATTCTTAAAAGAATTTCTTACAAAATTAAAATATCAATTTACTCCAGGATTTGAAAATAGAGAATTTTCAGACCAAATTAATGAAAGTTTGTTTATAAAGTATGCAAAAGATTTTTATGCAACAAGAGGAACTGAAAAATCTTTTGAAATTTTGTTCAATGCATTGTATGGGGAAGAAGTAAAGGTCGTTAAACCACAAGACTATCTCATTAAACCATCAGATGCTCAGTATTTTGTATCCAATGATTTGGTCGTTGAAAGTATTTCTGGAAATCCAGTTAATTTATATAAATCAACTTTAATTCAAGATGCAGTTTTGGGATATTCTAAGGCATATGCACCCATTGCTAAGGTTGAAAAAATTGATTCTAAAACTGGTAGAACTTATTATAAGTTAAGTTTTGATGGTGGATACAATAAAGATATTAGAGTTGAAGGATCTTTATATGGAAATTTTTCGGTTCATCCCAAAACAAAGTTAATTAACACTACATTTGCAGGATCAACAACACTAGACGTTGATTCAACAGTAGGTTTTCCAAATAGTGGGGAATTATACATTGTTTATAATAATGGTTTAACAGGGACTATAAAATACAAATCAAAAAATATAACTCAATTTTTTGATTGCGATCCGTTAGTTTATGATATTTTGGATCAATCCGAAATTGCATTAAACGTATATGCATACGGAACATCAAATTCAGATAGTAATGAAATCATTAGGGTAAGAATTACTTCAGTTTTAGATAAGGTCAATATTGACCCTAATACTTATTATGCCAGTGATAAAGATACTGCTATTATTAGTACTTTAGGAACATCCCCCAAAGATCCAGTTTATAAAAATTGGTTTTATAACATTGCAACAAATTATAATGTAAAGTCTATTAGTTTAATTGACAGTTCAAATGATACTTATTCAGTAACAACAAAAGAATCAAATTCTTTCCGCATTGGCGATATTATCACCATAGTAAATTCTTTTGGTGTTGAAAAAAATACTAATATTATTAATGTTTCATCTTCAAATTCTTTTTCTATTAAAGGGCAAGGTCCACTAAGTCTAACCGATAGTTATACCATAAGAAGAAATATTTCAAAGGTAAGCTCTTCAACATTTCCACAACTTTCTAAAGAAATCGCAAATGTACAGAATGTATATAAAGACGGGGAAAAAACATTAATTGCCTCTTCTTCATTGCCATTTTATAGCAATCAACCATTAAATGCAACTATAAAATCTATAACTTTTTCTGGTACTTTTATTGAAGGAGAAAGTACATTTAAAATATCTTCTGGTTTAGATCATGGATTTTACTCAGGTGACGCAGTTTATTACACTCCAGGGAATTCTACTTCTCCATTTAGCGAGGGTCTATATTTTATAAAGAGAATAGATCAAAATAACGTAAAATTTGCAAAAAGCAGATCTGACATTTACAATTCCAAATTCATAACCTTAAAAAGAGATTCTATAATTTCTTCCGACAATATTAGACCATATGAATTTAGATCAAAAACTTTAAAATCACAAAAACTTTTTAGGGAAATTAAACCCACAATAGATGATGGGGGAACTTATCCAATCGGAAATGAATCTGTTGGATTATTAATCAATGGAGTTGAATTGCAAAGTTACAAATCTAAAGATATTATCAATTATGGTTCGATAGATGAAATAGAAATAACTGCATCCGGATCAAATTATGATGTAATTAATCCACCATCAGTAGTTATTTCGGATTTAGTTGGAACAGGAGCTACTGGAAATTGTGCGGTTCTTGGATCATTACAAGAAATAAAAATTATTGATCCTGGATTTGATTATACAGAAATTCCATCTGTTAAAATTACTGGCGGCAATGGATATGGGGCAAATGCTTCGGTTTCAATGTCCAGAATTAATCATAAAATAGATTTCAATTCTGCTGCAAGTGCATCATTTGTAAATTTATCAAACTCTTCTGTGGGGTTTAGTACCTACCATAGATTTAGGAATGCAGAAAAGGTCATCTATGAAACAAATGGGCAGAGAGGAGTTGGCGGACTTTCTACAGATTCTGCATATTATATTTCTACAGTAGATTCCAAAACAATTAAATTCCATAGAACTTTTAATGAAGCAGTATCTGGAATTAACACTATTACATTATCTTCATTTGGACTGGGTGATCATACTATTAAATCGTATAATACAAAATTAGTAGTTGGTTCTATTAATGTAACTAATTCAGGGAGCGGATATAAAAATAATTTAGTAACTACTAATTCTAGTGGCATTAGTACCTCAAATGGGTATGTGACTATAAAGAATCATGGATTTAAGAGTGGTGAAATTGTAAAATATACAACTACAGGTACTTCAGTTGGGGGATTACAAAATAATTTAACTTATTTTATCACGGAGATTGATAAAGATACTTTTAGATTGTCTCAGGTAGGGATTGCATCGACACAACAAACATTTTTCTATGATACAAGACAATATATAAGTTTTACTTCATCTGGTTCTGGGGTACATAAGTTTAATTATCCAGAAATATCTGTTGAAATTGTAGGAAATATTGGAATTTCTTCGGTTTCTGATAATGATTTCAAGTGTAAAGTTTTACCAGTATTCAGAGGAAGTATTGAATCCGTTCATTTGTCCAGCAATGGATCAAATTATGGATCTTCGGAAATTTTAAACTACAGAAGAGACCCCAACATTAGTCTAGATGCTGGGTCTGGAGCCCAACTTTCACCAATTGTTTCAAATGGAAGAATTGTTGAAGTATTGGTTAAGAGTGGTGGTAGAAATTATTATGCTCCACCAGTAATACAAATTCTAGGTGAAGGAATTGCAGATTCTTTGACTCCCATTTTAGAAAATGGTCAAATAAAATCAATTAAAGTTATTAGTGGGGGTATTGGATATGTCCAAGGTTCCACCTTTATCAATGTAATTTCTCCCGGAGAAGGAGCAAAGTTTTTACCAAAAGTAAAGCAATGGACTGTCAATAACTTTTATAAAAATTTGGCAGTATTTACAAGTGATGATGGCATCATTGTTGATGGCGTTAATGATGATTATGAATTGCAATATAAGCACATTTATCCATCTAGAAAATTTAGAGAAAGCATCTATTCATTATCTGCTGATGGAAATGTTCTATATGGAAGTCCAGATCTTTTAAGAGTTAATAATACTGAAGTTTCCTCAGTAGACCATTCACCAATAATTGGTTGGGCTTATGATGGAAATCCAATTTATGGTCCATATGGATATTCAAAAAAAGATGGTGGCATCATAACTCAATTAAAATCAGGATATATCTCTAAAATTAAAGAAAATAGACCACCAACATCCGTCTTCCCATTGGGATTCTTTGTTGAAGATTTTGAATATAACCAAGTAAATGATGATACTGTTTTAGATGAACATAATGGAAGATTCTGCGTAACCCCAGATTTTCCTAATGGTGTTTATGCTTACTTCGCAACTTTTAATCTATCAACAGACACATCTGGCGTTTTCAATGGATACAAGGCACCGACCTTCCCGTATGTAATTGGAAATACTTATAAGTCAATACCAAATGAATTTAATTTCAACCCATCATCAAATCAAGATGCTATTAACTTAAATGAAACTAATTGGGTTAGAAATACTCTACCATATCATTTGAGACAGCAAAATTCATATAAGTACATTAACTTACCAAATGATTTAAATCAAACAGTAGATGTAAAATATGCATCTCCAGGATCTGTTGATTATATTGGAATTGTAACTGGAGGTTCTAATTATAAAGTTAATGATAATATTATTTTTGACGAAACAGGCACTCGTGGTTATGGATTAACTGCTAAAGTATCAAAATTAAAAGGTAAAGAAATAGATTCGATAAGTGTAGCCAGCACTTCAATCTATAACTGTGAAATTTATCCAGCGGATGATAAAGGATCTTATGTAATATTTGCGGAAAATCCGCATAATATCAATAATGGCGACTTAATTGTATTTTCGGGCATTAACACAGCATCATCAATCCTAAAAGGTGATTATACTTCTAAAATTGTAACTAATGTTCTTGCCTTTAACAATTCAACAGGTCTTGGAACTGTAGGATCAACTGGTATAGTAACATACATTCCAGTCTCTGGAAACTTAAATTACCCTAATATTAGAGAGAATGACATTCTTTCTATAGAAAATGAAAAAGTAAAGGTCTTAAATATTGACAAAAAATCATCCAGAATTCGGGTTTTGAGATCTATAGATGGAACTGTCGGAGCATCTCACACATTTACCAGTTCATTTACAGAAAATTCAAGAAAACTTTATATAAATGTTGGATATAAGACTTCTTATGAATTTAGGTATAATAAAGAAATTTATTTTGATCCCAAAGAAACTCTTGGAATTGGTACAGTTGGAATAGGATCGACTTTAGTATTTTCCAATCCAGGTGCTGGAGCGACCCAAATCTTTGTTCCTCTACAATCACTATATCTTCCAGATCACAAATTAGAGACTGGTGACGCACTAACATATTACACTAATGGAAATGGATCCATTGGTGTATCTACAGACGGATTAACTTCGTTTAATTTATCAGATCAGTCTACTTTATATGTTGCAAAATTATCTAATGACTTAATCGGAATCTCTACAGTAAAGGTTGGTTTGGGCACAACAGGAACATATGTTGGCATTGCGAGCACAACTAGGTCGTATGGGCCTTTATATTTGACCGGAATTGGTACAGGATCTTATCACAGTTTTAAAACAAACTATTATGGAATAACAGGTCAGATTTCAAAAAATGTAGTTACTGTATCCACAGCGCAAACTCATGGGTTGAGCAACAATGACAATGTTTATATTGAAGTCAACCCATCAATATCAACTACAATTACCGTCAGATATAATGATTATCACAGAAAATTACTCATAAATCCAACAAATTTCTCAAACTCTGATGTAAATATCACTAAAAATTCTATTTCAATTTTAAATCATGGATATTCTCTTGGACAAAAAGTAATTCACACTGCGAGCTCACCATCTGGTGGTTTACAGAATAATGGAATTTACTATATCGTCCCAATTACAAAAGATGAAATAAAATTATCGTCTTCATACTATAATGCAACTATACCAAATCCACAATTTGTAGATCTAACAAGTGCTTCAAATGGATCTCTATCTCTAGTAAATCCACCAATAAAAATTTACAGAGATTCTACAGTTACATTTGATCTATCACATTCATCTTTATCATATGTAGATTTTTCAAACATTTATTCTGCATTTTCTTTAGAATTCTACACAGATCAAAAATTTACACAAAGATTTGAAACCACTGAATCTAGAAGATCTTTTGATATTCAAAAGTATGGAAAAGTTGGAATAACTTCCGATGCAAAAGTGGTTTTAACTGTAAACAAGTATTTCCCACAAAAATTATATTATAAACTCACTCCGATCTTTGAAGGTACAATCCCCCAGGAAAAAGTAGAAATTAACATTGATTCTGACGTAATTTCAAATAATGAAATTCAATTCATTGCTAGTGGATATAACGGCGAGCAGAAAATAACTTCACTATCCAGCACATCATTTACTTATAATCTGAGAGATTTTCCAGAATCATCTTCATATAATTCGACTACATCAAAACTGGAGTACAGTACTGACTCAACTTCTGCATATGGATCAATTTTTGATGTTAAAATTTTGAGTAGGGGTAGAAATTATTATTCATTACCGTTTATTAGTGGGGTTAAATCTGGACTAGGAACTGGATCTATACTTGAATGTTTTAGTAAATCTATTGGTAATATTAAAAAAACAAAAGTAAATGATATTGGATTTGATTTTCCAACTGATTTTACTTTAAAACCAAATCTTTCTTTAGTTCAGGAAGTAAAAATTGAGCCATTCGCCTCTTTTGACTTTATTGGAATAACTTCTGTGGGTAGAGGATATACTTCTCCACCAAAATTAATTGTTCTAGATGGAAAAACTGGAAAACTTGTACCTGAAGTAGATCTGAGATACTCTTTAGGTGATGACAAAGTTACTATATTAAAAAATTCTTATGGTATTAATAACGTTAAACCAATAATAGTTCCTACACAAAATTCAAATGGTGTAGGAATTAGTTCTATTAAATACAATTCGACAACCAAAAATGTAACTGTAACTTTATCCGTTGGATTTAGTACAGCGGATACATTCCCATTCAAGGTCAATGATAGAGTTTATATTGAAAATATAAGCGTTGGAGTTGGATCTACTGGAAAAGGATTCAATTCCGAAAACTATAATTACAGATTTTTTACACTTACTTCTGTTCAAGAAAATAGAGGTGGTATTGGTATAGTAACTTATAGTTTAAGTGGGTTAGTAAACTCGGGAGAAATTGTAGGAAACTTTGATCCTGTTAATTCATCTGGAAGGATAATTCCAGAAAAGTTTTTACCAATTTACAACCCAGTTCTCAAGTCTAATGATTATTTGATTGGAGAAACAGTAACATCTAATTCTGGAACTGGTATTGTTGAGGAATGGAATCCAAAGACGCTTTATCTTTCAGTATCATCAAAAGATAAATTTAATTCAAATGAAATCATTTACGGCAAAACTTCCAAAACACAAGGATTAGCTTCTTCAATAACATCTTTCAATGGGTCTATCAATCTTTCTGCTTATACTAAGGTAGAAAAGGGTTGGGAAACTGAAACTGGAATTTTGAATAATGATCTGCAAAGAGTTCAAGATAGTTTGTATTATCAAAATTTCTCATATTCATTAAGATCGAAAGTAGATTATGACAAATGGGATGATGCAGTATCGACACTAAATCATACTTCGGGATTTAAAAAATTTGGTGACTATCAGTGCGAACCATCTGTTGCAGAAGTTAGTGCAAATAGTCTTAAAGTTGGCGTATCAACATCTATAGTTGATGTAAAGGCAGACTTAATTAGTGCCGTTGATTTAAATTGTGTTAATGATTTTGATATAGTTAGAGAAAATGTATTGAGATTAAATGGAAAAGTAGCATCAGATGCTATTACGTTCAAAAATAAAATTCTAACAGATTATTTTGAATCTGTCGGAAATCGTGTTCTGTCGATAGATGATTTTAGTTCTGAATTTAATAGTAATCCAAGACCAACTCGTTTCAGTGAAATTGATCGATTCTTACTAGCAGACTCCCGTGCTAGAAAATATATTACTTATGTTGAGGACAAGAGATATTATGATGAAAAGCAAATATTATTAGTGACATTACTTCATGACAATAACTATGGATATTTAAGTCAGTATGGAAGGGTAGAAACAACGTATGATTTAGGTTCTTTTGATCTTCAAATATCTGGAAATGAGGGTATTTTAGTGTATTATCCAAAAAAATACTCCGTGAATGATTTTAATATCACAACCTTATCATATAATATAAAAGATTCTGTTGCTGGAATAGGAAGCACAAGTATTGGAGATATTGCTGAGATTAGATCTAGCAATTCCTTTGTTTCGTCAGGATCAACTTCTATTATTTCAATTGGAACCACCTATAGATCACTAAAGGCTTTAGTGGAGATTTCAGATAATTCTGGAAAATATGAATTTAATGAATTTAATATCATTCACGATGGGTCAAATGTAGAATTCCTCGACTATGGGCAAATTACAACACATTCTTTTGATTCTTACTCAAGTAGTGGATTTGGAACTTTCTATCCATACATTTCTGGATCGAATTTAAAAGTTGATTTCATTCCTAATGTTGGTGTAGCGGCAACGATTAATACTATTCAAGTTGCAATTGCTGATTCTTCATCTGCAGGGATTACTACGATTTTCATGAAACATGCGTACCTTGAATCAAGATCAACTTCTATTGCATCAACAACTTCCCCATCATCTAATGTTATATCGGAGTATTTTAATGGATATGATTGTGCATATTTCATAGTTCAGGTCTCTGATATTACCAACAATAGACATCAATTGTCGGAAGTATTATCAGTTACAAATACAGGAGATGCATATTTTGCTGAATTTGCTAATTTAGAAACTTATTCTGGAATTGGCACTATTGGAATCGAAAGGACAGCAAATTCTACTCAATTAACATTTACTCCAATTGCGAATATTGATACTGTTGTTAATGTATATACAAACGCAATCATTCATATTGATGATGATAGAGATGTTGTAAGTTTTAATAACGCAACAATAGAAACGAATTCTGCTTTCTACTATGGAACAGATAGGGATGTAAAGAGATCCTTCAATCTAAATCATAAAAATAATCCAATATTCACAAGGAGTTTTAATGGAAGTAGTTCGTCTATTGTAAATGTTACAAATAATACTATAACAATACCAAACCATTTCTTTGTAACTGGTGAAAAAGTAATTTACACTCCTCCCGGTGTTGGTTCGACAATGGCACTCCAAATTACATCGACTGATTTTGGAGTTGGTATTGGAACTACGGATAGACTTCCATCAACAGTTTATATTGTAAAAGTTGACCAAAACACAATTAAATTATCAAAGAGTGCAGAAGATTCCCTCAAGATTGTCCCTAATGTTTTAGATTTTACTGGAGTTGTTGGTGTTGGCACATCACATTCATTTACTTCAACAAATCAAAATTCAAGAGTTGTTGTAGCTATTGATAATGTAATTCAATCACCTGTTGTTTCAAGTGCTCTAACTTCTTCACTATCAACAAGGCTATTTACCACCGAAGATGTTCTTTACCTAACTGGAATATCTTCATTCTTCGGTGGAGATTTGATCAAGATTGATGACGAAATTATGAGGATTGATTCTATCGGAATTGGAAGCACTAATGCGATTAGAGTACGTAGACCAGAATTAGGAACAGTTGTCTCTGGACATTCAACAGGATCTCTTGTTACAAAAATTTCTGGCAATTACAATATTGTGGATAATATAATTTATTTTGCAGATGCTCCTTATGGAAGACTGCCATTTAGTTCAACAACTAATCCACCAGACGAAAGAGACTGGTCCGGAATATCGACAAGTTCCTCTTTCCAAGGAAGAAGTTTTATAAGATCTGGAGAAACCGGAGGAGTAAATCACACATATTATAAAAATTATGTTTATGATAGTATTTCAGAGCAATTTAACGCGACAAAAAATTATTTTACACTCAAACAAAATAGTGCAAATGTTTCTGGAGTGTCCACTGAAAATGCTGTCATATTGATAAATGATATATTCCAAGAGCCAGGATTAACAAATAACTACACTTTATCAGAATCTACTGGCATCACTTCAATTACATTTGTTGGAGCAGCTAATTCTGCCCCATACGATGTCAACACATCTTCCGTTCCTCGTGGCGGAATAATTGTTTCTGTCGGATCTACAGAAGGATTTGGATATCAACCTTTAGTTTCTGCCGGTGGAACTGCTATTGTATCTACTGCGGGAACTATTCAGTCAATTAGTATTGGAAACAGTGGATCTGGATATAGATCGGGAATTTATACCTCAGGTGGAATTAGTTCAGTTCCCGTAAGAGTTGGGGTAATTACATCATCATTAGGAACTCCAAACATTCACTTCATAGGAACAGCAGCAGTAAGTAATGGAAGTATTGTGAGTATTGCAATCACTAATCCAGGATTTGGATATACTTCATCGAATCCACCCACAGTCTTTATTGATGCACCGCTGTCATATTCGGATATTCCTTTAGTTTATAGTTCTAGTTCTACTCCTGGGTTTGGAACAGAGGCAACTATAGATATAGTTGTTGGGCAGGGATCAAGTATAATTGATTTTGAAATCAAAAATCTTGGTTATGGATATGGGCAGGGTGAACTATTAACAGTTCCTGTTGGAAACATTGTTGGTATACCCACATTGTCATCATTCTCAGAGTTTCAAATCTCTATTCAAAAGACTTTTAATGATAAGTTTAATGGATGGTCTATTGGAGAACTTTTAGTATTGGATCAAATTGAAAGTTTATTTGACGGCGAAAGACTATCTTTCCCACTAAAATATCAAGGAAACTTAACTTCTATTGTTGCAGCAAAGGGATCTCTTATTAATATTCAGGACACCTTATTGGTTTTTGTAAATGATATTTTACAAGTTCCCGGTAAAGGATATGTCTTTGATGGAGGAAGTTCTATAGATTTCACAGAACCTCCTCAAATTGAAGATACTTGTAAGATTATTTTCTATAGAGGAAGTGGTTCTCTAGATGTCTTGTATAGGGATATTTTAGAAACTGTTAAGATTGGAGATGAATTGACAATTACTTATGATTCATCTCTTGGACAAACCCCAATTCTACTAGAAAATCCAAGAACAGTGACTTCCATCGAATCTACAGATTTTGTATTGACTAATCCATATTTTGGACCAGGAAATACTGACGATGCTACTTTAGAAAGACCAGTATCTTGGTGTAGACAAACTGAAGATAAGATTATCAATGAAAAAGAAGTTGGAAAAGATAGAATGTTATATGAGGCATCAATCTATCCATCAGCATATTTAATTCAGTCAGTTGGTGTTGGATCTACTACAGTTTATGTTGATAATTTGAGACCTTTCTTTGATGCAAAAACAGAAAATAACACCAATCTTTCTTTCCAAAATGAAGTAACTTTAATTTCTCAAGACACAATAGTTTCAGCGTCTGCTACTTGTATTGTATCATCGGCAGGAACAATTACTTCCGTTTCTATAACGTCCGGTGGATATGGATATATTAATTCACCTAATGTAGTTTTTGAGAATCCAGTTGGACTAGGAACAACACAAAGAGCTTCTGGAATTGCAACTGTATTTTCTGGTATTGTAACCTCCATTACAGTATCCTACCCAGGAACTGGATATACCTCTACAAATCCACCAAATGTTCTTATAGAATCACCATCTTTAATTTCAGAAATTAACCCTGTTGATAGTTATGCCGGAGATTCTGGAGTAGTGGTTGGATTTGGTTTAACTAATATCTCTTCGATTGATAAAGTTATTTTTGACTTGCACATTCCATTCGATTCTTATTTGAGGGATTCTTCTTTAGTTGGATCAGCAGTTACTTTAAGTTCCTTAAATTCTGGAGACTACTTCATAGTTTATAATTCCAATGTTGGTGTCGGAACTACTAATCTAACTTCCAAAGATACTAATAACGTGACTATTGGAATAGCGACACAATTTTATGATTGCGTTTATCAAGTTGATACTGTTTCTGATGTTCAGACAAATATTATTGGTATAGGATCTACTGTAGTAAGAAGGATACACGCTAGGGTAAGTGGTTTCTCGACGTATATTGGAATTACAACATCCAATTTCATTGGAAACTTTAGTTGGGGTAAAATTAATCTGAAATACAGAACTGAAAATAACCAATTCTCTTTCTATGGGAATAATGGTGTGACTGGAATTACAACTTCTGGACTTGTGAATAGGACTTCATCATTAAAATATACAAACTATATTGTTTAAAATTGTTTTCAAAAGTTCCTATAAATAGATAAAAAACTCTGTAAAATGGCAGCAATTATAACTGATCAAATTAGAATATTAAATGCGAAAAATTTTGTTGCGGGAGTAACTACTTCGGTAAACTCATATTATTCTTTTGTTGGACTACCAAATCCATCAGAGGTGCAAACTGATTGGGATAATAATCCCCCAGCACCAAAGGATAGTTTTAATGAAGAGAATAACTATTGGGACACTATGATTGCATTAAAGAAGATCAATTCTTCTGACGCAAGGCAGGTTGTTAGAAAAAGAGTTTGGTCTTCTGGAACTACTTATGACATGTATCGTCATGATTATAGCAGATCTAACACTGCTAAAGTTTCTGGGGCAACCAACTTGTACGCTGCTTCTTATTATGTATTAAACAGCGATTACCGTGTTTATATTTGCCTTCAAAATGGAACAGATCCAGATAATCCAAATGGAAGACCATCACTAGATGAACCAACATTTACCGATTTAGAACCAAGATCCGCAGGTTCTTCTGGTGATGGATATATTTGGAAATATCTTTTTACAATCAAACCAAGTGAGATTGTAAAATTTGAGTCAACAGATTTTATGCCTGTCCCCTCAAAATGGGAAACAGATCCTGAAAATTCTGCCGTTAGAGACAATGCAATTGATGGATCAATAAAAATTGTTACTATTACTAATAGGGGTGTTGGATTAGGAACTGCAAATAGAACTTATACGGGAGTTCCTATTAGAGGTGATGGTATTGGTGCTCAATGTACTATTGTCATCAATAATGACCAAAAAGTAGACTCTATAGTAGTTTCCAGTCAGGGATCCGGTTATACTTACGGAAACGTAGATTTAGTTGCTGGTGGAGTTCCTCTTGGATCATCTAGACCAACTTTTGATGTTATTATCCCACCAAAGGGTGGGCATGGATATGACATTTATAGAGAGTTAGGAGCATATAATGTTCTACTCTATTCGAGAATTGAGAATGATGTTGAAAATCCAGATTTTATAACAGGAAATCAAATTGCAAGAGTTGGAATTGTTGAGAATCCTCTTGCATCATCTGGGCAGGTTTTAAATCTAGATAAAGCAAGTGCAACTAATGCGTTGAGACTATCTGGTATTGGATTTAGTTCTGCAGTTTTCACTCCAGATGCAACTATCACCCAAACTGTTGGAACTGGAGTTACTGCAGTAGGTAGAGTAATTAGTTATGACCAAACCACAGGAGTTTTGAAATACTGGCAAGATAGAACTCTCGTTGGATTTAATACTGTTGGTACAGCTCAGACAAATCCAACGTATGGATTTGATCTAACTGAATTTACTAGTTCCCCAACAGGAACTGGTAGTTTAATTATTTCTGGAGGAAGCGTAAATCTTTCCATTAGCACATCCTTTACTGGTGTATCTACTGTAATAAATAATAGAACCTACTACCTTGGACAAAGTTTTACGAATGGTTTAGCGGGTCCTGAAGTGAAAAAATATTCGGGAAACATAATTTATGTTGACAATAGACCATCAAT